GCCGCCAGTTGGATGTAAAAGTTCAGCGCAGCAATTAGGTGACCATCCGTCCCACCGTGACTGTTAGGCACCGAAAACTTACTATTCGACCCAGCGACATCCGTACCGTTCTTGCGGAACCATACGTCCACATCCTGAATGGCAACGTTGCTATTCGCAAACTGAATCGAAAACTGAATGTTGTAGACACCCGCAGAGCGGACGGTAATCTGCGAACTGCTAACAATCGCAACACCAACAGCGTAGTCCGTGGTGTTCAGCGTGATCGCATAAGCAGCAGTCGTACTTGCTGCGGTTTGGTCTGTAGAGTCTTGAAACGCCCCGTAGGGCACTGCATCGGCTATGGCAGCAGCAGAGTAGGGAACGAACAGAATAATGCTGTCTGGGCTGATCCTGGCGTCGTACAGGGTCGTTGTTGTAGCGTTCCCTGTTGCGAGAGTCAGCAGACCGACAGAGTTGATCTTGCCGTCAAGAACTCGGTTGACAACCTCGGCAGTCTCTCGCGGATTGCCACCCTGTTGAGGTAGCCGACGAAACATTATCGGCCTCCACAGGGAACGAGATCAAGGTCAGTACCTACAGCGGTGCTCCAGTTGCCAGTCGGTACAACAGACAGACGATGATACTTCCCGCGACTGCGTAGAGACACCCGATTGTCACTATCAGCAGCAACAGGACTCGCATAGCTGATGTTCCCGTCGAGTCGCTTCCTGGACGCTATGGCAACAGTCGCAGAACCCCCGTCGATGATCGGCCTTGCAAGCGTTGCGAGAGTTTCAAGACCCTGCGCCTCAATATCGCCAGTCTGCAACTCAGCACCAAGTGCCGCACCACCGAACGAAATGATCTTAGCACCGTCAACCCCTCCGGCTAACAGTTTTCCACCAACCCATACGCGAGAATCCAGGCTTGCAGGAACGGTGTCTAACGTTGGATACAGCGCACTCAGTGCCTCAAGATCCGTTCCGCTAGTCGCAATCGTCGAGATGTAATCTGCTGTCGTGTCTCCGTGGCTCCACTTGTCCGTAGACCAGTTGTACACCAACAATTGTTTGGCAGCGAAGATATCTGTAAAGCACCACGTTACAGTTTTGTTGACCGGATCAACTGCTGCCGACATTTGGTCGAACTTACCCGGATCGCAAATATCAAAGAACCAGCGATCTACACGCTCAGCCCCGATAGGCTTCACCTGCTGGCCGTCAGTCATGTAAAAACCATCGTCTGACAGGAAGTAAGTGACCGCTCCGTATCTCACGACAGACCGAGACTCGTAGCATCCTAAAGCAGAGGTGACGTTATCGAACTGGAAGAACAGCGGAGCGCCGACATATGTCATGCGAACGATTGAACGCTCCAGCAGGACAATGCCGAACTCACCACCAGTAATGCCGCGAATCTCTCCACCGTCAGGAATGTCCTGCGTGTCCGATTGGCTTGCAACACCGGGAGTCCAGTCGGTCTCATCGTTGATGTCCGACCAGTACAGACGATTAGGATACGTCGAAGTTTTGCCAGCAACTACAAAGTCCCGGACGGTCGTCACAAACTGAGCAGTCGGCGCAGCAGCGGCAAGGTCAGCAAAGTTGGACGATGAGCCTACAGTCCACGATTGCAACTTGTCCTGACCGTTTGCAGCAATGACCTTCTGACCGAACTGCGTGAACGTCCACAAAGTCGTTGCTGTGTAAGCAGACGCAGTACGGGATACGTCCATCAGATACTTGTACGTTACCGCTGTGCCACCAGACGAGTACGCTGTGAACCCTGTTGAGTTCACCCCGTTCAGACTGAACGTATTCGCATCGATCCTGGTGATCGTGTAGGTATTGCCGTTCAACTGCGTCATGCCGACAACACCGGAAATCGTCACCTGTACGCCAGTGCGAAACCCGTGACCGGCAGACGTAATCACACAAGGGTTAGCCTGCGTTGCTCCAGTAATCGTGACGCTTTTCGTCGGGAAGTAACGCCAGAGATAGTTAGCACTTGCACCGAACAGAACGGTGTCAGCAACCCAGCGACCAACGAAACAAGTCAGGAGATTTTCTGTTGCAGCGTTGGAGAAATCGGCAGCAGCAGGCATCGGCCCGTAACCTACAAGCGTAGGCAGGACGTTCTTTGCCTCAACCAGACTGTCGGCAATACCAGGACGGTCTGGTGTCCACTGACCGAAATTTACTCTCACGCCCAAACTCTAACTGGGTTTGCAGGAGCGACTTTGTACTGCTCAAGATTGGCAGGAGTAGCCTGATCTGCCTTCAGCCTGACGTTAACGTGCCAACCGTCAATCGCCGCCATCTCGGGCTGCTCACCCATGTCAGTGGTGATCGTGTTGCCGGTGGGTTTGTAGATGACGCCAACGGTGTCTACAGACGCGCCAGCAGCCGGTGCGTGGCCCGCAGGAACCAGCACGTTGTTGTCAGCGTCCAGCAGCGCCTGTGTGTCCACCAGCAGACCAGCGGCCTTGAGTTGCTCGGTGGCCTCTTGTTCCGAGGCGAACCGCAGCATCAGGTCGTTCCAGACGGGGACGGGAGGGGTCAAGGGGAGATCGTCAAGCATGGGTTACCTCAAGCGGTGAGGGCCACCTTAGGCCCCGAACGTCTGCGCGGAATTGCAGGCAAGTCTGATGTCTCGCTTGACCAAATCTGACGGGTGCGAATTAGCGATGCCAGCGAGGAGGCAACACCGTATTCCTGTGCAATTTCTCGGTTGGTTCTGCCATCAAGATAAATCGAC